GCTCATGGCGTTTTCACTAGATGTAATTGAATAAGAGGTTGTGACATTCTTTTCATTTTCATAAAAGATTTCGTCACCACCCGCTCCTGCGGCTCCTCCACCGATACCTCCCCCAAGCCGCNCCGTANCCTTCAAAGCCACCTGTCGTACTGTTGTACCGAATCATTCCCGCCGCTGGTGAACCATCGCGTTGTGCGGTAGTGCCTGCGGGTAGTTGNCCTGATCCTGTTGCGGAGGTTTTTGCTATAAAACTGCCACTGCTTGCGGCTGTTACTCTTCCCTGCTGATCNACTGTGATAGCGGAGGCCGTGTAACTTCCCGGCGTAACTGCTGTGTCTGCTATCTTTGCCGCNGTTACAGCGTCATCAGCGATAGTTGCCGTAGCAACCTGTTTCCATGCTAGGCCGTTAGTAGCCGAGGGGTCAGCGATTACAGCGTAGTCAGTGGTTCCAACAGGCAGTCTTGTTTCTGAGTCTACTGTATTGTAGACAAGTAGATCGCCTTTAGTGGTTAGACGATCTGGCGCAAGAACATCTACTTTCTGCCATTCGCTAGACGCGCTGGAATACTTTAGGTATTGGTCATTTGTAGCGGCAGTTGCGCTTACATCTTGCCCCTGAATCTTGACAACGCTTACCGCCCCNGCGTTTGTCATGGTNGCGTCACCAGACAATGCGGCGGCTGTAAATCCAGTGCCGTCACCAATTAGAATCTCTGTTGAGGCTAATGCCTTATCAGATGGGTCGCCTGTAGAGTTAGCATCTCTTACCTTAACCGTGTTAGCCGCCATATGTGCTAACTTTGCATTGGTTATTCCCTCATCTGTAACATTGACTGTGACAGTAGTTCCAGTTGCGGAAGTATCTAATGCCGCCCCACCAGCAACCGTAAGAGTATCAGAATCAAGATCAATATCTATCGTTCCTGAGTCTGTCGTTACATCTAAATCTTGCGCTGTAACCTGAGAGTCTACATATGCCTTGATAGACTGTTGAGTAGCAAGTTTAACAGCGGAATCGGATGACATATCATCTTCATCTTTAATTCCTGTTACAGTGGCCCCGTCACCAGCAATGTTTACACTACTGAACTTGCCAGTAGATGCTGATGCCGCTCCGATAGGAGTNCCGTCAATAGAGCCAGCGTCAACGTCTACACTGTTAGATGTAAGTGGTGATACTGCCAATGTAATCCAAGCATCATTGGCCTCATTCCTAATTTTTAGTAGGTCATTAGTTGTATCAAACCATATTAGCCCTGCTGATATTGATGTTGCTGGTGCTGACGCTGATGTGTGTATTGCATTTACCGCCGCATCTACAGACGGAAAAGAATCCTTCAGTACCTTTTTTATTAAACGGAGATGATCGTCACCTTGCGATACATTGTCTGTTGCCGCAGGATTTGTATCGACCAGTCCGTTAAGAAATGCCGCGCTTTCTAGTCCCATTAGTGATACCCGCCTGTATTCATTACCCTAAGAACGGAGCCAGAATGTCTATCCTTGTTATCTTGCTCTTGTAGGGTGTTAATAGATTCTGTTAATGCTGTAGCCCATAACTGTACCCTAGCATCATTCATTAAGAAAGGCTCCGCCTCAAGTAGAGTCCCGTATAAATATACATCTGGAGCGTTTGTGATTACCCAATTAGTAGGGGCGCTACCGCTCAATGGATCAAAGGTTTTATAGTAAAGCATACTGGTTGTATACACAACATCAGGTGTTGGCCCAAGGCGTATGTTATTTCCTATAATTGTGTAGGTTAGGGGTTTTCCACTTTGACTGCCAGCATTTAACCTAACCATCATCTCTGGGGTAAGATACTGCAACTGAGTTAGTGGAGATGTAGTTAAATGAAAATCCCTCATCTGCACATAACCTGTAGGTAGTGCTATTGTGCTAGTGCCAGCCACGGTAGATACAGAAGTGTCTAGGGTTTCCATAGCACGAAGACGCAGGGTTCGGTTAAACCGAGCCTCGCATAGAGAAATAAACTCTGGAATCCTAGCGGCTAGATCATCCCTGTCTAACCAGTTAGCCACAGCAGTCTGTAGTTCAGTGTAGTTGGCAATGCTCATAACTATCTACGGGCAATATAATATACTGCGTTATTTAGGGGTTGAAAGTTTTTCTGAACTGATCCCGGCTGTCCGGGGTTATATAGCCACATAGTTATAGCCTCGTTGGTGTGGTGCGTAGAAAAGCGTTATCAGGATCATTCAAATACTTCTTCATTAACTTGTGATCCTTTTCTATCGCGCCGTTAGTTTCCTGCATCCACTTTTCCCATATACCTACAGGGATAGATGCAACTCTCATACCATGCTGTTGCTTACCAAAGGTAAGTTTATCACCATAGTCGTTTAGTAATTCTTTATTGCTGTTCAGAATGTCTGTAGCATCCTGATGAGTTGTAACAGTAGACGTACCATCAGAATGATCTTCTACTGTAGTAGGTCGCCAATGTTTCATAATGGTAATGCACCGGGAGTTTCTGACATTTTCTTTAATGTTGCAACTGCTTTCTTAACAGATGCTTTTTCAGTGTAAGGCTTAATCTTCTCTACCTTTTCTTTCTTATTCTTTAANCCTTCTTTAAGTAGTGCTTTGCTCATTTGTTCCTCTTAAGGTCATCTAATTCAAAATGAATGGCCCCCCCGAAGGAGGGCCAAACACAGTTACGCGGCTTTGATACCAATAACAGAACCAGATGCCTGACCATTCTTACCACGAAGGCCATACTCAGCAATCATCATCTGCTTGATGGAATCACCAGTTTTCGCCAAGGTTTCCGTCTGGAAAGGACGCAGATAGTCTACGCTCCAGAAATCGTAATCCAAGACATACAACTGGTTAGGCAAACACAGACGGCTAGGTACAATCTTGAAAGTACCGAAGTCCGTGACGATGACATCAACAGAGTTGATAGCACTTGCCGGAGATGCTTTATCGTGGTTAGAAACGATATCAGCAACGACTGAACCAGCCAGAGCAGACATCTTAACTTTCAACGAAGCATCGCACATGATTACGTCAGGCGCACCACCGGCCTTCCAAATCTGCTCGACACAATTATTAAGCATACTCAACGTCAATACAGCGTCAGCACCACTAGGCGCTTTCACTGCTGTACCATCTCCTGCGTTAGCAACAGCGGCGTCAGTCGGGCCATCAATGATGTTTGAATCACCAGCAACAGCATCACCAAGCCAAGAGTTAAGAGCGGCAGTCTTACGAGCCACACCAGCCGCGCCAGCGGCCTTAACGTCTTCACCAAGAAGCATGAATTCCATGTCACGCTTAATTTCTTTTGCGCGCTTGGCCAACTGGTAAGCCTGACTTGACTTTCGGCCTGCCCAGTCTACTGCTTCNGCAGTGCCTGATGTNTGAACNGCTTTCTCAGAAATCTGAGTTTGATTCGTCAGTTTCGTCGGCTCTGCAACTGCCAACGATGCNGGGTCATCACCCTCTAGTTTCTGGTTTGCGGCGGCGGCGGCGAGTTCATCTTTTTGCCACTCAAAGAGAGTGTTAGAACATGAGCCTCGTCCAGCGCCTGTCATAAACGGCGTGTCCATAGGACTGATATTATATATGATATCGCTCAAGTCTTCGCGGATTTGTACACCCCCGAAGGTCAAACGAGTATTTGCGGGAACTGCCATAGCAGATTACCTCCTTAGTTAAAGTTCTACAAAATCTTCAAAAAGAGATACGGAATCATTTACATGACCTGTCTCTTTAAGACGCTTCATTTTTGCAGTACGCTCCGCTTTTCCTCGTTCCTTTTTGTTTTTCGATCCAGTTCCAGAAGTAGCCATCTTAGGTTTCTTCTTAGTCTTTTTGGATTTAGTTGACAACTGCGCTTTCTGCATTTCTTGAAATGCTTTGGCTTGCATGAGAACAAGTAGTGATCTATGGTCAGTTAGTTGGTTCAATTCTTCCTGGAGGAATCCTTGAGATAAAGCAAACTCAGTTAGTTCTTTTCCCGCCTTCTGTCGGAACTCTTCGTTCTTCCATTCTGGTAGGATAGTCTCTAACTTTTGCCGTTCTTCATATGCAACACGCTGTTGAGTTTGACGCTGTTCAGCGATAGCCTGTTCATTGGCTTGACCAAGGCGGTGCTCTTCCTGTTGCATCATTGTTTGAAGATCGGTTACTTCAGACTTCTTAGTAAGATATTCTTCTCTATCTTCTATCTTAAGTCTTTCCCAATCTGTATTATTGACCAGTTCATTTAATTTACTATACTGCTGTTGTACTACAGCAGATGCGGCATCAATGTACTGTTGGCGAAATTGCTGAGTCTGATATACTTCTTGCTGTGCCTGTTGAATCATGGCGTCAGCCTGTTTGCGGTATTCTGCAATCTCTTGAGTTTTCTTTGTGTAGTCAGACTGTCGGCTATAGCCACTTTTAAGTTCGTCAAGGGTTACCTCAACCTCTTCACCGTCAACTTTAATGGTGTGAGTGTCGGGTTCCTCTTCTTCCTCTTCAGCGTCTGACTCATCTTCAGATTCTTCTTCCTCCTCAAATTCCTCTTCGGATTCTTCTTCCTCTTCAGAAACCTCTTCCAATGGTTCGTCTTGAGTTTCCTCAGTAGACTCTTCAACATCTTCAGTAGGGGCGCTCTCCTGTGTTTCTGGTGTGGCCTCTTCAGGCTCCAGTAAACCAAGGATTGCTGATTGTGCTTCTACTATACTTCCGGCTTCAGCCGGGAGCGGGGCAGTTTGCTTGTCCGCCATTTTAAAATCTCCTTATATTTGGTATTCCTTGAGTTTCTCTGCCATCTCTCCAGTCTCAACTATGCTGGTTAGATGAAGGCGTAGTCTCTCAAGGAGTCGTAATGAAA